TGGAGACGGGTTGCAATGTCGGTGTCGGGGGCGAGCCACTTGCGGGTCGGTCGCGTCGGGACCAGCCCCCAGCCCGGGATGCGGACCTGGTGCTCCAACTGGTCGATCGCGAACTCGCGTATCCTGGTGATCCACAGCTCGGCGCGCTCGGCGGCGTCGAGGGCTCGGGCCAGCTCGTCAGTGTCACCCGGCGGTTGGTAGTCGTCGAACTCGGCTTTCGCCATCTCCAGGGCGTCGGCCATCAGCTTGGGACAAGCGTGCGACACCGGGCAGAACCGGCACCAGGTGCCGGCCACCAAAGGCGCGTCGGGCTGGGCGCAGGCTTCCACACCTGGGACCAAAACGTCATCCACCCACATCAAGAGATCGACGACATCGATCTCCCAGGATCTTATGGGCGACGACACCCCTTGAGCATGCGGCTGCACGATGGTGAGCTTGACGTACTGCACTTGATCGCGTTGTTCTGGCGGCAGTTGCGCCAAGGCCCCGGCGCCATAAAACAGCAGTTGCGGGTTGTCGATCGCGCTAACGGTGATCCCGGCGCCGTTCTTGTAGTCGACCACCTCCAGGGTCTTCTTCCAGAGGCTAAGTATGCTGGCGTCAACCGTGCCGAACACCGGGACCGGTGGAACTGAACTCGGAAAGTAGGAGGTCAAATCGACGCGAAACTCGACCTGGATCGGGTCATGACTGGATGCTCGAAGTTGTAGATAGTCGAGCATGACGTTGACGCCATCGACGAAGTCCTGATCGACCGTAATAGTGTGCCCATCCTGATTAAACTGCAGCCCTACGGCTGAACCATGCACCGGGGCGAAGTCCATCTCTGCGCCCTTCTCGATCATCTCGTGCGCCAGGGTCCCGGTCGCGGCGTAGATCGACGACGGCCGGTGCGGCGCGGTCTGGCTAAGCCGGAAAGACCCCGGGCAGTTGAGCCAGCGATAGGCAGAGCTGGCCCCCAGGAGCGAGTGCTCGGTCACCGGGTCTTACTTTCGCAGACCTACAGTTTGTGCCAGTTCTACGGCTTTTTGATAAAACGCGGGGCCGTCTTCAACAGGCACTTGGTAGAAAGTTTCTAGCTTCAGGTTAGGATATTGTTTCTTGAGTTCTGCATGAAAAGCTTTTACCTCATCGACCTTGCCGTTAACATACAGCTCACGTACAACAACGATTGCTTTCGTGTGCGCCACTCGTGCCGGATCATCAGAGTTCAGGCCAGGATCGCGGTGGTCACCATGCGCGCGCTGTGCGCGTGCTTTGGCAAGAGCATCAGCAATATTTCGGCTAACTGCAGCGCGCCGTTCAGCTTTGGTGAGGGTATCGTTCGACATTTTTATTTCCTCCAGTTCCAGTGTGTTATTACTTCCGCAGACCGGTCTCGTGCGCCAGCTTCATCACCGCGGCGAAGAACTCGTGCCCCTTCTCGTTGGGGATGTCGTAAAACTTCGCGATCCCCCAAGCCTTCTGGAGCGCCTTCACCTGGGCCACCTTGCCGGCGGCGTAGGCTTCGCGCACCAGGGCGAGGCCCGCCTCTTTGGCCTCGGCCGGGCTCATGTTGGGGTCCACCAGGCCGAGATCGTCCTCGACCGCCTGGTCCTGCCGCAGGCTGACAGTGCCCTGGCCGTTGGGTTCGGGACCACTCAGATCCGCGCCGGTGTCGACGAGGCTGCCATTGCCGGCTTCCGCGGCCTTGGCGGCCTTGGCGGCGCGGGCCTTCGCCGCGGCTTCCTGGCGCCCAGCCTTGGCGGCGGCAGCCCGGTCAGGGTCGTCCGGGATCGAGGAGGGGTTCTGCGGCGGCAGCGGCAGATCCGGCGCCAGCGGCATACCCTGCCGATCCGGCAAAGACGACAGCGGGTCGCTCGTCAACAGATGCCGGAACATCCGCTGGAACTCAGCTCGCCCGGCCGCAGACCCGAGATCGAAAGTAAAATTAAGCTGCGCTTGCATTGTCATCTCCTTGAAGTTCGCCGATCTCGGCCGCCTTGCGGCGAAAGACCCGCATGATCCGCTCGTCGAGGGTGCCGGGCAGATAAAGGAAAGAGGCCAGGACCATGTCGCGCTGCCCCAAGCGGTGGGCTCGGGCGATCGCCTGGACGTTTTCGCCGGGGACCCAGGACGCCTCGACGATCGCCACTTCGTTGGCGGCAGTCAGGGTCACCGCGGTCCCGGCGGCCAGGATCTGGCCGATGAAAACTCGCGTTGCGGGGTCGGACTGGAAATCCTGCACCGCCAGTGCCCGGGCGTTGGGCGTGCTGTTGCCGGTCACCACCACGGGGGCGAACTCTTTGAGGCCGCGTTCCAGCCCGGCGATGACATCGCGGTGCCAGGCAAAGAGCAAAATCTTGTCGACCGAGGCCAGGCGTTCCTGGACCCAAATGATGCTCGACGCGACCTTCATCAGGCCCAGCTCGCGGCGCACGGTAGCGACCGCGCTGTCAGGGTTGCGCAGGGTTTTTAGGAGCTCGTCGTCGCCGGCGTGCTCGAAGGCATAGTTGAGTTTGGCGGCGATCGCCCGGACCTCGGGGCTGACCCGAACGATCCAGTTGTTCTGGGGACCACCGGTCAGCGGGATGTCCTGCAGGACCAGGGGCGGCAGCTCGGTCAGGACCTCGTCCTTGCGACGGCGCAGGATCTTGTCCCGGAGGCTTTCCCGCAGGATCGTCTGGTTCTTGGAACCGGTCACCTGGCGCCCGAAGGGGGTGTCGCGGAACCGACAAAACCGGTCCTCGAACTCGGCCTGGCTCAGAGCCCGCCCGGTGCGGGCCTTTAATGCGGGCGTCGCGGGCCAGAAGGTGCGATAATGCTGCCACAGCTCGCCGGCATGGTTGGGGGTCGGCGTCCCCGTTAGCAGGATCACCTTGCTGGCGCTGGCCTGCACCCCGGTGCTGGAACCCTTGTGGCCGTAGATCGTCAAGGTGCGGTTGGATGGGTTTTTCAGGTAGTGCGCCTCGTCCAAAATCAGCAGGTCGAACCGCCGCGAGCGCAGATGGTTGGCGAGCTGGCTGTGACGGTCGGAGAACTCGTCGTAGCCGACGATCAGGATGTATCTCTCCTGGTCGAGGCAGAGCTTAACGTCGGTGAGTTTGGTCCCGGGTTCGACCAGGACCACATGGCGGGACCAGTTCAGCAGCCAGCGTTGGATCTCGGCTTGCCAGACCCGCCGGGCGCCCGCGGGGCAAACGATCACGATACGCCGGGCACCGATCCGAGAGGCCGCGCGCAGAGCCTGCAGGGTTTTCCCCAGGCCCATCTCGTCGGCCAGCAACACCGCCTTGTGTTTTTCCAGCTGCGCGCACAGCCAGTTAACGCCTTTGTCCTGGTAATCGCGCAGCGGTGGTGCAGCAACTGCGGGCATTAAAATCCCCTGTCGCCACAAGATGTTAGGTCCTGTGGGTCTTGGTTAACAGGGGCTAATGTGGGCCGTTGTAGTTTGTCCTGTCAAGCAGGAAAACGCACCCTACACAAGAACGGGTCAGGGAGCGGGCCAGCCCTCGCGGACTGGCCCTCTCCGGTTACTTCTTGCGGATGATCTTGACGGATACCCGCCAGATCACCACAATCCGTACCCGGAGCAGCTGATGGCTTCTACCCATCGAACTCTCCTTCTGAAGCGCCGGCAGGCCACTCCTGCCGGCGTCTTTAGTTTTAGGGGTTCTGGTTGGCCCCGAACAGGGCCAACAGCGCCGCCTCGGCCCGGCCATCGTCCTTGGCGCGGGTAAAATAGGCGGCGTTCGCCGGGAACAACCGCGAGGCGATCAAGCGGGCTTCGTTCTTGTCGGGACCCAGCCGGAAGCTGCGTTTCCACTCTTGCGGCGTCACCAGCTGCAGCGAGATCCCGAGGGCGGCGAGGACGCCGCGGACCAGCCCATAAGACAAGCCAAAGCTGAACGAGCTGGTCACGCCCTGCCGCGGCATCGCGTGGACCCGCTCCAGATAGGCGCAGTCCGGGGCGTAAACCCGCAGAGTGTCCGCCAGCCAGAACTCGGATATTTGCCGCCGGTGGCCCTTGCCGACTTTGACCAACAACGACGGCATGTCGACCACCACCAGGGCGCTCAGATCGGTGTCGAGCATCGCCAGGGCGCCGGTGGCGCCGGGGTCGACCCCGAGAACGCGCATCACGCAAACTCGTCGTTGTCGATCAGGAACTCGCGACAACTGTGGCCTTGCTGCTCGACGCAGTACAGGACAGCACCGACCCAACGGGCCGGGATTGTCTCGCGCCTGCCCCACATTTGCACGGTGTTGTAGGCCAGTCCGTGCCCCGGTTGGTGCCGGTCCAGCCAGTCCAACAAACCGCGTGGGCCGCCGGACACGCGAAAGATGTGGGGCACGTCAAAAGTTACCACCGTTTGTCTCCCGCCTTTGCCCCCGACCGAAACATAAGATGTGTAGGGGCCGGGTAAAAGCCCTAATATCGACGTCGGGGTTTGTCGGGCTGTCCTCTAGGGTAAACACCTCCTGTCCGGCGGCTTAAACTCTAGAAACACAAGATGTAGGGTTGGCAGCCAAAACCGTCACCTATCTGTCAACATCTTGTCAGACACACAACACAAGTTGTTGTGTATGGTCTTTGGTCGGCCTATATTGTGTCCCTCTAGTCCCACTAGTAGGACTAGAGGGATGACTAGCGCCGACTAGGAGACGGACTAGTCAGCCGACCAGAAACCCGCAAAGACTGAGGGCTGCGAGCATGACAAACGCCACCGACGAGATCCCGAGCAATTTTTCCGATAAGGATCTTGCAGCCGCTGCTGCAGCAGGACAAGATACTCGGACAACACAAGACGTAAACCGGGAGGGACCCGATGTCCGGCGGTTTAGGCGACGACCAACAACATCAAAAGCCAAAGATACCGGGCGCGCCGAGCTGCAAGCGTTCGCCGACGCGCTGGATGCTCTGATGAAACGCGCCGGCATCAAGCCCGCCGACTTGGCTCGCATGGTGTGGGGGACCACTGTCGACAGCCGCGGCTACACCGTGCCCCGAAACCGGGACCGGATCGGGTCCTACCTGAGCGCACAAAGCTACCCCGAGCCGGAGAACCTGCAAAAACTGGCCGAGGCGCTGGGCGTACCGGTCGAGGAACTGGCGAGCACCCGGCCACCAGCACCCGAGCGTCCCGAGCACCCGCCCCGGCAAAACCCGCCTCGACGAGCCCCCAGTGAGAGTAACCCTGGTGAGCTGGTCTTAACCGCGGTCCCGGCCAAACCTGGCCGGACCATATTGCGGGTCCATCGGGAGCTGAGCTGGAAGCTCGCCGCCCACATCCACAACCTGATCCGGCAAGCCGAAGACGCCGAAATACGCGGCGCCTTAAACGAAGACCCCATCCTAAACCCGGAGATAAATCCGGACTTAGGTAGAGTTGTCGGCGGCACAGACACTGAAAACAACAACAGTAATCACGCATGAAGTACCTGACGCAGCACGAGGTAGCTTTGGTGCTGCGTTGTTCTGTGGCCAAGATCGCACGCTTAAGGCGTGCGGCAGGGTTGCCTTATCTCAAAGGGCGCCCGGTGTTAATCCCGGAGGATGATTTTCAGCGATGGTTACGTCAACAAACCGTCCGGACATCGGTGACTACCGCAAGATCCGGCTCAAGCCCAACGCCAAGGGCTATTATGAAATCTGGTGGACCGACGCCGCCGCCGGGTATCTCACCCGCCGGCAGTCGACAGCTACAAAGGACCCGGCTGAGGCGCAGAGGTATTTCGATGCTTTCTGTGC